TTAAAGAAAGCGCCCGCGCCGCAGTCGCAGGTAATGCCGGCCGTTTCAGGCGCGAAAGTCGGTGCGCCGCAAAAGCTGGTGTATTTCGAGAAAGAGGGGCTGGGAACAGTTCCAGCGTTTTATCACGACATAATCATTAACATCACGCGTGACGATCCCGAGACGCCAGAGTACAGCGGATTTGTCGTGCTTGTGTACGACTTGCGATTTGAGCAGAACGCGGCGCGCTGGTTTCCACCCTCGAACGATCCGTATCAGCGTCCGTGGGCCGCGATGATTAAAGGAGACCAGCGGCTCTACCTTGTAAATACCACGGGGTTTCAGTATGTTTATGATAATCGCGAGTACTGTATTTTGAAGGTTGACCGGGCCCTGATCACGGCCGCCCCCGAGGTGTAACGTGGAAAAACAAGGCGTCATTAAGCCGGGCTTAACGCCGGCGGAAGAACCAAACGAGACCAAGACCGCCGCAGCCACAAAAAAAGCTGCGACGCTGGAGCTCGACGCCGATTTCCGGAAACGCGCGGCAGAAACAGCCGCCGCCGAACTTCAAAAGTAGAGTTGCAGCATGTCACAGATGTTGGGCCCGTCCTCGCAAATTGGCTACGGCGCAATGGGCCGAGGCATTGCCGCCGATGAGCGGTTTCCGGACCCATTCTGCGACGTGGCCAGCCTGTCGATGCCTGAGAGCATCCAGACAGCGCTGCGGTGGTGCGAATACATCATGAACGCTAACGGGATCTACCGGCAAGCGGTTGATCGCGTGGTGTCCTACTTTATTACAGATATCGAGGTTCAAGATCTCGGCGAAAACACAATCGGCCGTGAAGAGAAGGAAAAGTTTCGGCTGTTTTTTGACGAAACGCTGGGCATCAAGAATGTGCTCCACACCGTCGCCATGGACTACATGACGTACGGAAATTCTTTTACCAGCCTGTTGATTCCGTTCCGACGTTACCTGTCCTGCGGCAACTGTCACCTGGAAATGCCGCTGAAGAAAGTGCACTCTACCGAGCAGTGCAATTTCAAATGGGAAAACTTTGAATTCCACGCCACTTGCCCAAACTGCAAGCAGACGAGTAAGTGGCGACACATTGACCGACGCTCTGGCGGTGAAGCGGACATCAAAGTAAAGCGCTGGTCGCCGCACGAGATTGATATTTTGTGGGATCCGTACAGCGACGAGAATTTATACGTCTGGAAGATTCCCGAAGATTATCGCAATCTCATCAAAGCCGGCCACCTGCATTATTTAGAGCACGCCAGTTGGGAAGTCATCCAGGCTATTAAAGATGGCAAGAATTTAATGTTTGATCGCGGCGTGATCTTTCATTTGAAAGAAGCCGCGCTGGCCGGCATGCGCAACCGCGGCTGGGGCATCTCGCGCATTCTGACAAACTTTCGCCAAGCGTGGTACGTGCAGATCTTGCAGCGCTACAACGAAGCCATTGCGCTGGACTATGTCGTGCCGTTCCGAGTGATCACGCCGGCGCCCAAAGGCGGCGACCCGTCGTCTGGCGATCCGGTGCACACGATTAACCTTTCCAGTTTTTCAGCCCGCGTGCAGGCGATGATCCGAGCCCGCCGCAGTGACCCCGCCCGGTGGAACGTGCTGCCGTTCCCGGTGACGTATCAGGCACTCGGCGGAGATGCCAGTCAGTTGGCTCCGCGGGACCTTATTGATCAGGGGCAAGAAACGCTCCTGAAGTGCATCGGAATGCCGATTGAGCTATTTAATGGCACGCTGCAGTTACAGGCTGCGCCCGCGGCGCTCCGCTTGTTCGAGGCCAACTGGGGCCACTTACCGCACAACCTGAATCTGTTTTTAAACAATCTCGCTGAGACCATTTCGCGCACCATGTCGTGGGAGCCAGCGGCGGTCAAGCTGCAGCGGGTCACGCACGCCGACGATCTCAACCGGCAGATGGCCAAGCTTCAGCTCATGCAGGGCGCTCAGATCAGCAAGACGACGGGCCTGGCCAGCGTGGGTCTGGATTATGAGGAAGAAACCAAGCGAATGCTGGAAGAAGAGCGCATTTACGCCGAAGAGCAGCGGCGGATGCAGGAAGAAATGCAGCAAGCCGAGCAGATGCAAGCGCTGTCGCAGCCGGCCGACATGATGGCTGGCGTGGGGAATGCCGGTGCTGGCGCGACGGGTATGCCGCAAGACCCAGCCGCCGCGGCGGGCGGCGCCCCTCCGGGTGGCGGCCCGGCCCCGACTGGCGGCGCTCCGGCGATGCCCGGTACGCAACCCAGCGCGGTCGACCAGTTTATTATGCAGCGGCAGAATTCGCCGAACATTCCGATCACGCCAGAAGAGATGCAAGCGCAGGCGCAGCTAATTGCCAACCAGCTGCTGTCAATGCCGGAATCGCTCAAGGACTCGGAGCTGATCAAGCTCAAGCGCGGCGACCACATGATGCACGCGCTCGTCACGAGCATTATGGACGACATTCGGCAGCAGGCGCGAGCGCAGGGCGGCGCAATGCTGATGCAGCAACAATATGGTCAGGGGGCGGCTCCGCCCCAATGATGCATGCGCGTTGGCATTTACACACATTACGCCCACTGCGACCAGGCCTATTTCTGTATACGGTTGGTGGAGTTTTTACGTCAACAGGGTGTCGAGTTTGAGATTTACTCCGACAACTCCCCGGGTAAGCTTGGAATCGCTTACGACAGCGCGGTCACGTATCGCGCGCAAACGAAGTTCACCGACTGGGCGCAAAAACAAAATGTTGTCATTTGGACGCAGGTGCCCAAGTACGAACAGCTAGCGTATGTCGCAAAGCGCAACAAGATGACGATCTTGGCGCCAATGTGGCAAGAGCTGCTGCCGCCGTTCAAGAAAACTATGCGGCAGGCGGATTATGTCGTGTCGCTGGCCGCAGAATGTCAAGAGCTGTTCCGCGATGTGTATAACTTGCGCAACTCGGTCTACGTACCGTTTGATACCGGCCTGCCGCTGACGAAAAAAGACGTTCCGGTCGACGCGCGCAATATTCGTGTATTTTTACCCTGGTTTGACCGCAATGCGCGCTGCGCCAGTGGGGAGCTGTTAGCCGGCCTGGGGCATCTCTATGAAATGATGCCAGACACTGCGCTCACGGTAGGAATCACATCCAGTAAGTTTTCGCCGGCTATCGCTAAATTTTTCAACACGCTGGGGAGGCGCACAGCGGGCCGCGTAAAGCTGCTGCGCAACGTTTCTTTTACGCGCCGCCCGGCGCTGTACAGCTCCCACGATCTGACGCTGCTCACAGGCGAGTGCGACAATTTTGGCTTAGCTGGATTGACATCAATTAACTGCGGGACTCCAATATTGTCGTTTGCAGTCTCGCCGCAGACCGACTACGTGTACCAGAATGAGAACGGCTTGCTGGTGCGCACAAAAACCGACTACGACGAAAACGGCGTTCCGCACGCGATTCCGGACTACGAAATATTACTGGAAACACTACAAACTCTAATTGCTGAACCCTGGCACATTGATCGGTTAAACAAACGCGTGACGTATAACCTGTCGGCGCGCCGAAAAGCTTTTGAGGCCGGATGGAAAAAGCTTCTCGGGCTGGAATGATGTGTTCGGGCGCAGGGAGGTGCCATGAATTTTTTGCCGCCACATATCCAACAAACAATTGATTTTGCCGCGCAGCACTACCGCGAGAAGACGACGGTTGCTGGGGCAGATTTGCTGCAGCACTGTTTGACAATCGCCCGGCAAGCGGAGATAATCGCCGCCAAACTGTACCAGGATGTGCGCAAAGACTGTCTCGGCGATAGTTCAAAAGACAGCATTGCCGCGATTACCCAGACGGCTATTCTGCGCGATGTGTTGCGGGTCAGCGAATGCACGTTTGAGAATATTGCCGAAATTGCTACGGTCCAGGTTGCTGCTATGGTGGCGCTCATCACGCGCGATTTCAGGCTCGTCGAAACAAAACGCGACATGGAGTTTCGCGGGCGCCTAAGTCAGAGCCCGATTGGCGCACAGATCGTCGTCGTCGCAGAGGTGCTTTGCGCAGCTAATGACATCAAAAAGCATCTCGACAGACACGGTTTAGCCCACCTAGCGCGATTCAAAAAGAAACTGACGCAACTCGATGGCGACCTGTTGGCCGTGCACGCGACCAACAAATATTACATGCTGCGGTTGTACGCGCACGCAGCCCGAAATCTTTTGATTGAAATTAGCCAGCAGATCAAAACGCTCAAGCAGCAGGCGCGGGCACAAAAGTCACTTGAATTGACAGAAAAAAGGATTAGAACACGCCTGGAGGCTGAAGCTACGATTCAGCCGGCGAGACCTGCACCCAAAAAAGCTCAGCAAAAAAAGTCCTCTAAACCCAGAAAGAAGGTGGCGTATGCCCGCAAGCGCGCTGTTAAACCAGATCAAGACTGACTACTGCGCCGACCCAGAGCGCACCCATCAGGTCGAGCTGATTCGTTTATTTTGCGACTATGCGGCGCAGTGGCTGGTTGACCGTGGCTGTCAGGGTCTGGGCCACGCCGCAAGCGGGCTGACGTTGCGGTTTAGTGACGGCACGGAACTGGCGCTGTTTTCTACCGACGCGGCGACAAGCGATACGCCGGCCGTAGCGATCAGCATGACAGCTGACAAAACGCCGCGGACTGTAATGGCTGACAAGTTTCCAAGCGCGGCGATTACCGGGCGTTAAGTCTACCGCTCG